CTAAAGTCCAAAGGTCTACGAGTCAAGGGCGACGATACGCCTATTGCACCGGGTGAGTTCCGCGATGTAGACCTGCCATCAGGCGCTATCCGTGACAACATTCTGATGCTGCCTTACAAGGAACCCTCACAGGTTCTGATGATGCTAATGGATAAAGTGGTTGTAGATGGTCGTCAGTTTGCAGGTGCAGGAGATCTTCAGATCTCAGATATGTCTTCCAACGCTCCTGTAGGTTCTACGTTAGCTATTTTAGAACGTGCGCTTAAGGTTATGGGCGCTATTCAGGCGCGTATTCACTACACCATGAAGCAGGAGTTCAAGCTCCTAGCCGCTATTATCCGCGACAACACTCCGGAGAGTTACGACTATGAACCTGAGACTGGAACTGCTGGCGCTAAGCGGTCAGATTACGATCATTGCGACGTACTACCTGTGTCTGATCCTAACGCCAGCACGATGGCCCAACGGGTTGTTCAGTATCAGGCGGTTTTACAACTGGCTCAAACGGCTCCTCAGATCTATAACTTACCGTTTTTACATCGGCAGATGATTGAAACACTTGGCGTTAAAAATGCTGAGAAGATGATTCCGATGAAAGACGACATGAAACCAGTTGATCCCGTGTCTGAGAACATGGCAATTATGGTGGGTAAGCCGGTCAAAGCGTTTCTTTATCAGGATCACGAAGCCCATATCCAAGTGCATAGGGCAGCGATGCAAGATCCTAAGTTAATGGAAATCATAGGTCAAAACCCACAAGCTCAAGCCATTATGTCAGCGGGTATGGCTCACTTGATGGAGCATGTGGCGTTCCAATATCGCGCTGAACTTCAGAAACAAGCAGGCTTTGCTCTGCCACCTCCACCCGACTACGACGACGATTCGGGGTACTTAACTCCGTTGCAAGAGACACAAATGTCTCGCGCCGTGGTGGCTGCGTCTTCTCAATTGTTACAGAAAGATCAGGCTGAAGCTCAAGCTAAGCAAAACGCTCAAAAGCAACAAGATCCTATGGTTCAGATGCAGCAGCAAGAGTTGCAAATCAAGCAGCAGGAAGTGCAGATTAAGCAGCAAGCTCTGCAAATGGAACAACAGATTTCTACGGCAGAACAGCAGCGCAAGCAAGCTCAAGATCAGATTAATAAAGAAATCCGCATGGCAGAACTCCAGCTTAAACAGCAGGAACTCCAGCTTACTGCGCAGTTGGATAGCGTCAAGTTAGGCGCTGATATTGAGCATAAGAAACGTCAAGTTATGGTTGATGCGGCTCATAAAACCGATACCCACGATCTGAAAGAAAAAGATCTGTTAGTTCGCGCTGCTACTCATGAAGATAATCATGAGCATGAGAAATCAAAGCACCGTCACGAGTTGATTAAGACTATGGCAGGTGAGAAACATAAGCACACAGATCGCATGGTGAATGCGGCACGAGATGCCGATAGGCAAAACTTAGAGGAATCTAAGCACAAGTTAGAGACTGTCAAGACCGGCGTGGATATTGCTCACGAGCATTACCGTCGTCAGTTAGATAAGCACAAACACGATTCGACTCTGGAAGCTCAAGCTCAGCAGTCAGAACCGCAAGACTTAAGTGGAGAAGAAAGGGAGTAAGTAATGCAGACCGATAACGCCGCAGAGTTTCTTGTTAAAGAACTTGAGAAGTGGCGCATGACCGTAGTGGATCAGATCGTAAGTAAGAGCAACACGATGGAGGAATACCATCGACTTCGCGGAGTCGTTCAAGGTCTCGAATACGCGAAGCAAACCGTAACTGATCTTGCAAAAAAGGTGGCAGAAGATGAGTGATATTAGTATTGAACAAACTCTAAGTGAAGTTAGCCGTAAGGCTAAACAACTACCAGAGCCATCGGGTTACCGACTGTTGTGCATGGTTCCTAAGATTGAAGACACGTTTGGCGACAGCGTAATTGTTAAATCTGAAAAGATTCAACACGTTGAAGAGCAAACCACGATGGTGTTGTTCGTTGCCAAGATGGGGCCAGATGCTTACAAGGATACGGCTAAGTTTCCAAGTGGGCCGTGGTGCAACGTAGGTGACTTTGTAATTGTCCGGTCTTACACCGGAACACGCATCAAGATCCACGGTACGGAGTGGCGAATCATTAACGACGACAGTGTTGACGGGGTTGTAGAAGACCCTCGTGGCATTGCTCGCGCAGGATAAGGGGAACACTATGTCTGATGAAGATAATTTAAAGATTGATATCGTAGACGATACGCCCGTAGAGGATCGCGCTCATCGCAATCCATTACCTAAAGAAGTAGTCGAGGATCTCGAAAAAGATGACCTGACTGAGTATTCTGCCAAGGTAAAAAACCGTATCGACACAGCCCGTAAAGCCTATCACGATGAACGCAGAGCCAAGGAAGCCGCTGCCCGTGAACGTGAAGAAGCTATTCATTTTGCCAAAAGAATTCATCAGGAAAATCAAGAGCTTAAACAGCGATTGGGTGCTGGTGAACGGGTCTTCATCAACGAGGTTAACAAGTCAGCTACAACGGACTTACAGGTTGCTAAGGAGAACTTAAAGCGAGCCTATGAGTCTGCTGACCCTGCAATCATTACAGAAGCTCAGGAAGCATTAACAGACGCTAAGATTAAAATTAGAGAGGTAGAAAAATTTAAACCCTCTTTACAAGAGATTGAAACTCCTGTACAAATGAATCCACAGGTTCAGCAGCCAATCCGTCCGGAATTTACCCCAGACTCTAAAGCAGAGGCATGGCGGGAAAAGAACGACTGGTTTGGCCCAAACAAGGCGATGACCGCCCTTGCGCTGGGACTGCACGAAGAATTGGTCGAATCGGGGATAGATCCCCGCAGTGATGAGTATTACCGCCGCGTTGATCTAACAATGCGTCGCCGTTTCCCCGAACACTTCGAGGACACGCAAGATACGGAAGAGGTCGAAAGAACCTCCCGCAAGGCCAGCACAGTAGTTGCTCCTGCAACGCGATCTTCTGCCCCCCGACAAATACGTATTACTGCGTCTCAAGCTTCCATAGCTAAAAGACTGGGTATTACACCGGAAGCATATGCTCGTGAAGTAATGAAATTAGGGAGTAATTAATGATGGCTGACAATCGTATATCGCGTGAACTTGATAATCGTGACACCACTAAACGCAAAACTACGTGGAGTCCCGCGTCGATCTTGCCTGAACCTAAACCCATTCCGGGATGGAAGTTTAAATACATCCGTACCAGTGTGTTAGGGCAGTCAGATCCTACTAATGTTTCTACGATGTTCCGTGAAGGCTGGGAACCTGTAAAGGCTACTGATCATCCGGAAATCATGTATCAAGCGGACAACAATCCCAATAGTCGCTACAAGGACAACATTGAGATTGGTGGTCTGTTGCTTTGTAAGGCTCCTGAAGAAATGGTCAATTCCCGTCGTGAATACTACGAGGATATGAACAAACGTCAGATGGAGTCGGTTGATAATAATTTTTTGCGTGAAAAAGATCAGCGGTCGAATATGTCCATGTTTGCGGACAGAAAATCAACCACGACTTTTGGACGCGGTAAATAACTAGGAGAAATCAATGGCTTATCCAACTGTCTCAGCCCCCTACGGGCTAAAGCCGGTTAACCTGCAAGGTGGGCGGGTATACTCGGGTTCGACCCGTATGTTCCCTATCCTTAGCGGTTACGGCACAAGTTTATATAACGGCGACGTAGTGCAGATTGGCGCGACAACCAGTACTCAGGTTGGTACGTTAATTGCTTCGGGGTTCAGTTATAACGATAGCTCGGCTATTGCCGGTACGATTGGTGTGTTTGTAGGCTGCGAATATAGTTTAGCAAACGGCCCTATCTATGGTAAAAACCGTTGGCAGTATTGGGCGGCTAGCACGGCTGCTCCCGACGCCGTAGGTTATGTGGTAGACGATCCAAATGCTTACTTCCGCACGGCGGTAGTTTCGGGCGGCGCTATTAACGGCACTACTATTCAGTACGTTAATCAGGCGTATACGGGCGCTAACTGCTACTACATCCCCGGCGCAGGTTCGGCTACTACGGGCGATTCAACGGCGGCTGTGGCAATCAGTGCTTCGGCTACCAGTACGTCGGCTATTAACCCGCTTACTACTACTGCCCCATTCCGTATTATTCAAGTAGTTCCTGATACGGCAGTAACGGTAACCCAGACCGCGACTTCTAGTAGCTCGACGATTACGTTGTCGGCTTCTAACTCAGCGATTCTTCCGGGTATGGCTATTAGCGGCCCCGGTATTACGGTGGGTAGTAACACTTACGTTACGACAGTTAACGGCACGGCGGTTACGCTTAACAAGGCTGTAACTACGGCTCAATCATCGTCAACCACATTCTCGTTCACCGGTTATCCTGAAGTAATTGTGGGCTGGAACTACGGTTATCACAGTTATCTCAACGCTACTGGCGTCTAAGGAGTAATTAACAATGGCAATTTCACGCGCACAACTCCTTAAGGAACTGCTCCCCGGTCTGAACGCTCTGTTCGGTCTTGAGTATGCTTCTTACGGTGAGGAACATAAGGAACTTTTCGAGGTCGAGACCTCTGAGCGTTCGTTTGAAGAAGAGACTAAACTCTCAGGCTTCAACGCGGCTCCGGTTAAGAACGAAGGTCAGGCAATTGCGTATGACAACGCACAGGAAGCTTGGACTGCTCGTTATAACCACGAGACGATTGCTCTGGGCTTTTCGATCACTGAAGAAGCGATTGAGGACAATTTGTACGACTCGCTGTCAAAGCGATATACCAAAGCACTCGCCCGTGCGATGGCGTACACCAAGCAGTACAAGGCTGCTGCGGTCATTAACAACGGTTTCAACTCTGCCTATGTGGGCGGTGATGGTGCCTCGTTGTTCTCGACCTCGCATACGCTGGTTAACGGCAGTACGAACAGCAACACCTTCTCGACCAGCCCTGACCTGAATGAGACTTCGTTGGAAGCCGCTACCATTCAGATCGCTGCATGGACTGACGAGCGTGGTCTGTTGATCGCTGCCAAGCCACGTAAGCTGGTTGTCCCCCCCAATCAGATGTTCGTTGCTAAGCGTTTGCTAGATACCGAACTGCGTGTCGGTACGTCGGACAACGACATCAACGCTCTGAAGTCGATGGGTACGATCTCTGAAGGGTTCAAGGTTAACCACTTCTTGACCGATACTCACGGCTATTACATTCTGACGGACGTTCCGAACGGCCTGAAGATGTTCGAGCGTGTGGCGCTTCAGAACTCGATGGACGGTGACTTCGATACGGGCAACGTGCGTTACAAGAGCCGCGAGCGTTATAGCTTCGGTTGGAGTGACCCACTGGGCGTATTCGGCGTAGCTTAATGTTGAGGGGGGTGTAACAGCCCCCTTTTTCTAGGGTTTTGAGTCTTACGAACCGACCTAGCGGACGTTGCAGAGATCGTAAGACAACGATATATGACCCCCTGCAAGGGGTAGGAGAATAATCATGGGTTTACAAACTCACCTTGGCCCCCAACTACTGGGTACGGTCAAGAACAATAATCCAACTGTTGTTACAACCAACAGTCCAACTTCTACGGCGTGGCCTTCATTTTTGGGTACTACTCCCACTAATGGCATCCGTAATTTAGGTGTAGGCGACGGCACTCAATTTGGCTCGTTTGTTGTTGGATCTTCGTCATTTTCCACCGCGCAAACAGGTGTGACCGTTCCTTCAGGAACTGCGGCTTCTGCTTATACGTTCTATCCCGGCGTATACACGGTTGGGCCAACGGGTAATCAGCAGTTTCAGCCAATGGTCATTCCGGCTGGCTCTTATATTTCGGCTATCGTGTTTGATATCACAACGGCGTTTACTGCCAGTGGGTCGCCTACTTCGGCTACGCTGACCCTCAATGCGATTGGCGCTCCAAGTACTACTTACGCCACGGCTACGAATATTGTGACTCATACGGGAACAATCGCATCGTCTTGGACAGTTCAGCGTAATCAGGTCGGTACGGGTTCGGGCTTTAGCGTTGCTACGGCAGGTATTCCGTATTTCGTCAATACTGGCGCGACAGACACGATTCTTCAGGTGGTTCTTACGCTTGGTGGCGGTACTAGCCCAACGTGGACTGCCGGTGCTGGTTATCTTGGAATCAACTACACCATCCGTAACCCAGACGGTACGTGGTATCCGCAGACCCCGGCTTACCCAGTCGCTAACCCGCCAACGATTACTTACTAAGTTAGGAGTAGTTAATGTCTACTCAAACAGACGTAAAGTGCGCCCATGCCAACGGTACTGGTCAGGCTTTAAACCTGACCGGTACGAGCATCCCCTTTGGGCGGCTTAAGGGGTATCAAATCTGTCCTAACGGAACCATTAGCGAAATTGCTGTATTTGATTCCGTTAGTTCACCGATTGGTACGACGGCTATTAGCACCTTAACGGGTACGATTGCTTCCAGTACTAACATTCTATCTTCTGTTACCGGTACGCCGGTTGTAGGAGCGTTCCTCTCCGGTACGGGTATTACCACGGGTACATACATCACGGCGGCACTTCCGGGGTCTACGTGGCAGCTTAGTCAAACTCAAGCCGCTGCCGTTACCGCTGTAACGATTACTCAATATCCGGCAACGGCTAACCCTATTCTGCAAGTTGATACGACAATCAATACCGCGATTATTTCGACGATTCTCCCCGGTGAAGGGATTCGATTTAGTAACGGGTTGTACGTTATCACTTCGGCCAATGGAGCGACTGCCAGTCAACCGTTTATTAGTATGTCACTATTCTACGGATAATCACATGACTGACCACGATAACTACGTCAAACATGGATTGGATATTCTTTCAGCACTAACGGCAGTGGGGACGATAACAAAAATGCTGCCAGAAGTAGCTGCATTATTTACCATCATATGGACAGGTATCCGAATCTGGGAATCTGATACGGTTCAGAAATGGGTGAACAGCAATGCCAAGTAAAAGTGCTAAACAGCATCGTTTTATGGAAGCAGTTGCACACAATCCGTCCTTCGCCAAGAAGGCTGGAATTTCTACATCTGTTGGAAAACATTTCCACGAAGCCGATAAAGGCAAAAAATTCAAAGAAGGCGGTCATATGAAACACGCAAACAAATTGCATGGCGAAGCTAAAGAAACTAAAGCCATTGCTCATGAAGAAATGAAAGCTCTAAAGCGTGGTCACGCGCCTAAGAAAATCATGGAGCATGAGAAGGCTGAGCATAAGGCTATGGGTTATAAGCACGGTGGTCGTATCGCACCACATCCAGCTAAAGTAACTAAAGCAGAGACCAAGCAGAAAGGCTATGCGATGGCTGAATCTAGCGGTGGTCGTAAGGCTCCCCATAGCAAGAAGCAAGGTTTGGAA